GTCGGTCAGGTACAGCCCGTTCTTCTGGGCGTTGGCCGCGCGCTGGGCGTTTTCGTTCTGCACCGTGGCCAGGTCAGCCGCGCTCTTGGCGGCTGCCGCGTGAGCCTGCTCGACCTGGGCCTGGCTGGCAGCAATCGCCGCGTCCGTCTCGGGACCGGTCTTGCCCGTGTTGGGCGCCACCGTCTGGTCAACACCTGTGACAGTCCAGTCGACCTGGTCCAGGGGCGTACTCGTCACGTCACTGCCGCTCTGCGGCGTCATGGTGACCGTGCGTGTCTCGCCCTTCGGTCCGCTGACCTGAATCGTGTACTGGCCCGGAATGGGAGTGTTGTCTTTGTCCAGCTTCTGGGTGGGCAGCCCGACAGTCTTCCAGCCGTCAGCCGGGTTGAGCCCCATGCTCTGCAGGAAGGCGTCGGTCCCAATGCGGCTCTTGTCGCCACGGTTCGACGGGCTGGTCTGCACCGGGCCGGTGTTGGTGCTGCCGTTGACCGATGGCTCGCCAACGGTGCCGCTGTCGTTAAGCTCGTTCGGTCTACCCATCAGCGACTCCCTACGGGCTGCAGCTTGCCAACCACGGTCTTACCCGCTGCCACTCGTCGAGCGCGCTCCTCGGGTGTGACCATGCGTGTCCATAGTGCAGCGGAACGATCGTCAAAGCGAGACATAATCGACGCCAGCGTCCTGGCCTTTTGCGTGTCGGTCATCTGCTCCCAGGTCGGCGTGTTGATCTGGGCCTGCACCGCCTGGTCGATCAGCTTGCCACGCTCGGTGGCCACCTGGCGCTGCTCATCGTCGGTCAGCGGGATCACCGAGCCGCTGATGGTGACACTGGTGGGCGCCTTAGTCGGGTCGGGGATCTTGTAGCCCTTGCGCTCGAGGTCGGCAATCTGCGTCTCGAGCGCTGACGCTGGCCGCGTCTGCATGCCCACCAGCTCGCCGAAACCGGCGCTCCGCCGCTCCTGGGGCTGACCGCTCGTCATCACTGGCTGCGCCGGCAACTGGGCCTCCAGGCCGGGGATCTTGGCCTGCTGGCGCGCGACGACCGTGAGCAGCGGGTTGTCGCGCGTCGTGTCGCGCAGGATCGGGTCCCATGCCGCGGTGGCCTGGTTCAGCGCGCCGCTGTACGGCAGGTAGCGATCGGCGTAGCTGCCGGCGAGCTGGCCGATCGCGCCGCTGGCGTTGCCCTCGCCGACCTGGTTGAGCGTCTTCACCAGGTCGGCCAGGTAGAACTGGTTGCCCATCGCCTTGCCCATCGCGTTGATCGCGGCGTTGATCTGGTTCGGGTTGGGCTTGTTGCCCTCTTTCTGCGCGCTCTCATAGATCGCCGCGGGGATGGCCATCGGCAGCGCCCAGGCGCCCCAGCCGCTGTAGTCGTACCACTGGCCGGCGATCTTGACGCCACTCGGGTGCTCGGGATCGTCCGGTCCGCGGATGTTGCCGTTGGCGACGTTGGACAGGATCGCCGCGGTGGCCACGCTCTGGGTCAGCCCGTCGCCCAGGGCCTGGCGCGCAGCGTTGACGTCGCCTTTCTTGAAGGCGATACCGGCACGTGCCATCGCGTCGAGCTCGCCCACCCCGGGAATGCGCTTGAGGCCGATGTTCCAGATGCGGCCTGGGATAGCTGCGAATGGCACACCGGCGTCCAGCATCATGCCCAGCGCTTGCTTGCCGTAGTCGCCCTTCGCCCCCAGCAGGCTGTTCTTGAGGCTGGTGATGGCGTGTGCGCCGGGACTGCCGCCCTCTCCGAAGACCGACAGCGAGCCTGCCGTCTGTCCCGCCTTGTCGATCGCCGCCTGGTTCCTGCTCAGGATGGCACTCGGGCTAAGTCCGGTCGAGGCTCCCTCGCGCAGCGCGCGGCTGCCCTCCTGGCCGGCGCCCATCGCCCAGCCGATGGTGCGGAAGAAGTCATCGGTAGCCCCCAGCAGGCGCAGGAACGGCGTGTACACCGGCGTGTTGGCGTGCCCCGTTGGCTGATAGGCGGAGCTACCGGACTGCATCGTCTTGACGAAGTTTGAAAACGCGTCGGGCACCGCCGAAGCAGCCGTCTTGAGCCCGGTCACTGCGTCATCTTCACGGCCACTGAGCGCAGTTGCTAGCGGCTGGCGCCCGAGTTCGGCTAGCTGGGTCAGGATGTTGGTGAGGTGTGTCTTCGGACCCGAGAGTAAAAAGTCCTTCGTGACCGCACTGGTGAGCTCCGCCGGTGTGCCACGCCCGCCGGCTGCCGTGAGCAGACTCGGCTGCACCACGCGCAAGCCGCGCACGTCGTTGTACAGTCCGCGCCGCGCCACTCCGACGGCCACACCCGGCGCGGTACTGCTCAGGACACCCGCGGCCACATCACGACCAAAGCGCCCCCATGGGTCAGCTTTGTCCTGGTCGGACATGGTGGCTTCCTGGCTGGCTACACCTGCCGCAGCGCCGCCCAGGCGTGCGCCCACCCTCGGACTGACCGAGCCGACCTCCGAGCCCTCGCCCGTCAGGAAATCAGCGATTGGGTTAGCGCTGGCCGCGCGGGTCGTGACATTCCCGACGTCGCTGGCTCCGGACGACGCGGTTTCATCGGTGATCGATGGACCATTCACATCAACACGGTCGACCACCCGCGTCATCTGGTCTTTGACCGCGGCGGCCACCTCGCGCAGCTTGTCGACGTCGAGCGTGCCGGCGGTGTCGGTCAGGAAGTCGCCTACCGGGCCTTTGGCCAGGTCGGACATGATGTCCTCGACGCTGGAGCGCGCCCACCGGCCAGCTGCCGAGATAGCCAGGCGCTGGGACGCCAGCTTGTCGCCTACGGCGGCCGCGACGCGCAGCTGGTTGGTCGGTACCGCCGCGCGACCTGCGGCACGACCGCCCGCGCCGGCGGCACCACCTGCGAAGCGCTCCTCGGCGCCCACCGGCACCAGGAAGTTGGCAGCCTGGCCGACGATGTCCGCGAGGGGAGTGGGGCCCAGGAACGGCAGATTGACCGTCTGGTTGGCGGGCAAAATACGGCTGGTCTTGAGGAACGCGGACAGCGGGCCGCTCAGGTCGGGGGCCTGGGCACCGGGCGGCGCCGGCGCATTCAGGATGCCCTCGCGGATGTCATCAGGCAGCTGCCGCCCCGTGGCGCCCTCCACGGCATTCACGCCCAGCGCGTAGGGGCTCTGCTGCTGGCTCTGCTGGTTGGCCGCGTCATTGGCATCGCGCAGGCTCTGGCCCAGCGTCTGCAGGTTGTCGGGCGCGCTCTGGATGTCGCGAAGGTTGTCGCCGATCGTCCCGCCGGCCGGCGATGGCGCGATGTCTAGGGTGCGCTGGATGGCCTGCCCGGTATCGGAGCTGCCCGCGTCGCTCAGCGCCTGGCGCGTGGTGTCTAGAAAGCTGAAGTTGCGCGGGTTGAGCAGATCCTGACGCGTCTTCTCGGTCTCGGCCGCCACCTGGTCGCGCCAGGTCTGGTTCCGCTTCGCGGCGTCCTGCGTCTCCTGGTTCAGCTGGTCCTGGCTGGCGCGCAGCTGGTTCTGCGCCTGCAGCAGCGCGGTGGCTCCGCTCGTCTTGAGCTCATCGGCGCGGTTGGCTATGGCAGTGCTGGCACCCGTCACGCCGGAGAGTGCCTGGCTGCCCGCCGAGCTCAGCGCATCCCCAGCGGAACTCACTGCATTGGAAGCTGTACTTCCAAGGTTGCTCGCCGCGTCTCCTACGGCCTGCTGGAACTGGCTGTAGACCTGCTGTGCTCTGGCGATCTCACCCGCTGCCAGGTCCTCGCGCGGTCGCTCGAACTTGTTGACGATGGCCGTTACCGCGTCGTTGCCGGTCAGGCCACTGGCGACGCTCGAAACCTGGTTGAGCCAGTAGTCGAGGCCGGGCGGCGTCCAGGACCAGGCCGGCGCGTTGTCACCCTGCTGCTTGATGATGTCTGCACCGGCACCGTTGCCGTACCAGGACGCGGGCCCAAAGCTGATGTTGCCCTCGCCGGGTAGCTTCCAGTGCGAGCCGGGATCGGTGTTCAGCCCCTCCTGGTTGGCCACCGCCAGCACAGCGGCCGGGTCCAGCCCGAAGTCTTTGGCGCGCTTCTGCACGTAGGCGATGACGCCGTTTTTGTCGAGCATCTTGGTGGGGTCGGGCGGGCTCCAGCCACCTTGATCACTCTGGCTGCCATGGCTGGTCGCCTGGTTCACCGCCGAACTCACGGGCCCCTGACCGCCGGTACTGGGCACGTTCGGGTTGTCCGCGAACAGCGCACCTTGCAGCTTGCCCATGCGCGCCTCCATCTGCGCGGGGGTCATCCACTCGCTGCCGCCGCGCAGGTCGAGGCCCGAACGTCCCACGTGAAACGCTCCGGTGTCGGGGTTGAAACCGTCTGCCATGAAGTAGTGGCCGGGCGTGCTGATGGTCACCGGGTTGCCAGTAGTGGCTTCCCGCGCGATAGCGTCCCAGTTGGCACCGACCATGTGGGTGCTGATGCCGAGCTTGTCCATCAGCGCTTTCTCGGAGCCGATGCCGGCCATGCCGTTGGCGCTGGTCCAGCCCACGCTGGTGGCCAGGTCGACGGCCTCGCGGAGCGTGGGGTTGCGGCCGTAAAACTGAGCGAAGCGCACGGCTGCCGCGGGCCCACATGCTGCGTAGGCTTCGGCAGCCGTCAGCTGCGGATTGTTTTCGGGGAGCTGGCTGGTGCCCATCACCGCGTCGGTGTTGCGCTGGTCGACGCCCAGCACGTCGCTCGGCCCACCAGGCTGACTGGCCGGCTCGCTGGTGACCGCGTGCACTGCCTGGTCGAGCTCTCTGGCTTTCTGGTCGATGAGCCCACCCAGCGCCTGGCCTGAGCCGGTGGTCGCCTGCGACGCGAGCGTGCCCAGGTTGCTGGCCACGCCGCCGATCGCCTGCCCGACGCCGCTGCGCTGCTGGTTGACGAACTGGTCGAACTGGTCGAGCGCGTCCTGGTTGACGGGCGCCGGCGCCGGCTGTGACAGGTCCGGCGCCGGCGCCGGACCTGTGTCGGGTGAGGCCGGTCCGGTGTCTGGTGGGGGTTGGGTGTCAGGCGTGGCGGGTTGCGTAGAAACCGGGCTTACGGGTGCGCTGGGTTGGACTGTGACCTGGGGCTGAGCCTGGTCGGCCTGCGTTTGAGCGGCCAGCTTGGCGGCTGCCGCCTGCCGCTGCTGGTCAGCCCATTGGTCGAACTGCGCCACGTTGGCGTTGATCTGCTGGCCGGCGCCGCTGAGTGCCTGGCCGGCCTGGTTGGCGGTGGCGCTGACCTGAGCGGCGGCCGCGTTGGCAGCGTCCTCGGCAGCTTTCTTTTGCTGCTCGCGCCACTGGTCAAACTCGCTGATGCGCGCATCGGGCGCGTCATCGCTCAGCAGGAACGGCACGCGCTACATGCTCGGGGCTGTGAACGGGCCGGGTGGCGCCGCGGCCTGCTGCTGCTGGATGGCCGCCAGCGCGGCGGTCACCAGCGACGGGTCCATCGCTCCAGCCGGCGGCACAGCGGGAGCGGGCGCGGGCATCACTGGTGCCGCCGCGGGAGGTGGCACCGCCGGGGATGCTAGCGCGGCCATCGGGCTGGGCGGGGCGATGGCTTGCTCGGCGGCCGGCGGTGCCAGTTCGGGTGGGAGCGCCGCGGCGGGCAGGTTTTCGGGGAGCTGCATGCCGATGCCCTCGGCGACGCGCAGGAACTGCCGCGGATCGCGCGTCGCCTCGGACGCGAGCCAGTCACGGTCACCTTGCTGGAGCTTCTGGCGGTACATCGCGCGCAGCTGGTCCTCGCTCACGTTGCTCACGTCTGGCTCACGCGCGGCCGCCTGCTGGCCGAAGAGCTGGTTCCCGATGACCTCGGCGTCGCGGCTGACCTCCTCGGTGATCTGGTCGCGCAGCAGGGAGACCTCGTTCTGGCTGGGCATCAGTTAGAAACCCCAGCCTCGGGACGCCATCTTGGGAGCGTCCGGGGACTTACGTACCCAGAACTCACGCCAGAAATGGCGCTGTTCGGGGTCCGGCACCCACAGGACCGCCGCGAACTGGTCAAAGCTGGAGGGTGTGGCCTGGACCGTGTCCACTCTTCCAGCCTGCAACTGGACCACCTCTTCGTCATCGGGCATCAGCCGTACCGCACTGTCTGCTGGGCGGCGGGCAGGCCACCCGCTGGGATGCCGCCACCCGCCGCCTGTGCCGCGCCGGCCATGACGGCGGGGCCCGGTGGAGCGTTGACCCCCGCGCCGTTGGGCGCGGCGGCGAGCGCGGCCATATCGGGCACGGCTGGTTGACCCTCAAAGACACCTGGTGCACCAGGCGCTGGAGCGCCGTTCGGCGCTCCGCCAGGGGTTCCTTGAGTCTGGTCCGGCGTGACGCCACGTTGTGCCAGCTCGGTGGCCTGCTGCGCCAGCTGCAGGATGTCGCCGCGGCCGGCGAACATGAACACCTGGCTATCCAGCCACTTCTGGTACTGCTCCGTCTGGCGGATGCGATCGCGCTCTTTGCTGCGGCGGATCTCGTCGGGGTTGTCGCCCAGGTACTCGATCGCCTCGTCGCTGCCCCACGTGCCGGCGGCCAGGCGCTCATGGGCGTAGCGCGCCCGCATCATGTCGTCGGTGGGCAGCTGCTGCTGCACCTCCCACTGGATGCGCACCGGCCGCTCGAAGTCCTTGGGCCCCAGGCCGATATAGCCGCCGTTGCCGGCGTTGTCCTCGCCCTCCGGCGCCGAGTAGCCGACGTAGATCTTCTCTTTGACCTTATAGCGCGCCAGGTCCCACAGCTTTTCGGTCTGGCCCTTGAGCAGCGTCTGCAGGCCTCGGCTGACGGGTGAGACGCGGGTGCGCGAGTAGCTCAGCACCTGGCTGATGGCGAAGCCGGCCCCTTCCATGCCGCCCAGCGTGGTCACCTTGGGGCTCTCCAGCTGGGCGATGGCCTGGTCGATCAGGCTCATGTGCTTTTCCAGCGTCGCCGCGTCGGGGTACTCGATCCGCGACAGTTGCCGACCGGGCCCGTTGTTGATGATCTCGCCTGGCAGTGGCCCAGGGTCGCGCTCGCGCGGCTTGCCGTCGTTGCCGATGACCGGCGCCGCGGTGGAGTCGCCGAAGGATTGCAGCGGCGAGAGCAGGTCGCGCGCGACGTACTGCGCATGCATGGCGCGGAGGTACTGGCGGTACTTGACCAGCCACAGCTTCGTCTGGCTGATGCCCCATCCCACCTTGCGGTTGCGCCAGTAGCTCATCCACAGGCCCGGTCCGAAGTCGTACGGCACGCCGAACGGGTAGCCGTGCTCGAACTGCTTGACGATCGCCGCAGTGGGGTGGCCCTTGTAGTTGCTGCCGGCCACCGACCAGGTGCACCACTGCTCGTCCCAGTGCTCCTGCATGGCGATCGAGTACGGCAGCGTGCGCGGATTGTTCTCGGCCTGGGGTCGGCCCAGCTCCTCGGGCACGATGTTGCCGTCGCCGTCGAGGCCCAGCGAGTAGCGGCGGAACGTTGAGCGCAGCGGCCGCTCGGTGACCTCGAGCACCTCGACCAGCCGTCCACCCGAGAACACCGGGTACACACACCGCGGATCGACGTACATCCAGCAGAACGGCGGGCCGGCGCCCTTCTTGGCGTCCTCGGTGGCGTGGTCATATCTGGTGTACGCCTCGAGCCCGTCGCGTGTCTTGGGCGTCTCGAGGCCATAGCGCACGTCCCACGCGTCGCGGGTGAACAGGATCTTGCTCCACGCGCCGCCGTCATTCAGCGCGGAGTCGGTGCACTGCGCCATCGTGTCCTGGCCGGGCTCGCGCGTGCCGCACTCCCAGAGCGTCTCTTCGGTCCAGTGCTCGCGCAGGCTGGCGTTGGTCTGCGCCGTGTCGCCCTCGCCCGCCTTGAGCGTGAGTTTCGGGCGCTCCATGGTCATGATGGCCGCCTGCTGGAACGCCTCCTCGGTGACGTCCGGGTCGCGCGGGTCGACGTTGACCAGGGTGTAGCGCTTGTCCGCGCCCTCCATCGCCGGCACGCGCATCTCGCGCTGCTTGCGCGCGTCGTCGAGTTGCCGATCGTCGTCGAGGTACAGCTCGCTGAGCTCGGTGTTGAGCCCGCGGATGTACTCGGCCGTGGGCGGCTTGAGGTCAGCCATTGCGCATGCCCTGCTGGAGCCAGCGCTGCCACGTGTCGTACAGGCGTGGGCTCGGACGGATCTCGGTCGGCGTGCCAGGGATGTGCTGGCCGGTGACCGTCAGAAAGCGGCGGCGGGTGTACATCTCGACCCAGTCGCGCCGCCGGCGCCCCTCCGGCAGGTGGCCACGGACAAAAATACGCAGACCGTCGCCACTGGGCGTGGTCTCGGAGTACGTGTTCAGGTCGGACATGATCCTGGCCGCGTGGGCGCGGTGCTCGCTGATGTGGTCCAGATCGACGCCGACCAGGCCCCAGCGCTCGTCCAGCGCGAAGCTGATGCCGGACCAGTCACCCGCCTGGTACGCCTCGAGCGCGTCGGTGAACGAGCACCAGGTGCTGGGGTCGCTCGGCTCAGCCTTGTCGCCATTGGGCTGGTAGGGCGGTTTGGACCAGCGGTTGTTTTCGTACTCGTAGCGCCACACGGCCCAGGCCTGATGGTGGCGGAGCTCGCCGGGGATCTGCCACGGCGACACCTTGAGCGGTCCGTTCGCGGGGGGCGCTTTCTGAGGTGCGCGCCCCCTGGGCGTCACGAGCTGCTCTAGCCACCTGGGAGTCGCGCTGAGGCTCACCGTGTCACGCGCGAGTGTAGCGCCACGTCACCGTGAAACATTACACCGCAATGTTTCACGGCCAATGTTTCACGCCGGCGTGGGATATAGTCGGCGCCCCGGCCCAGGGAGCGGGCCGAGTCACCTCGCACAACGAAGGGCAATCTTCGCCATGCATACGCCACTGTACCGCCGCATCGGATCAGCCCTGATCATCTTTCCGGGCATCTTCGTCATTCCGCTCGCCATCGGGTGGTTCTTTGGCGAGGCCTTCGGCTATGAGGTCCACACGCTCGTGCCCGGCAGCTTCGCCGTGGCGTGCCTCACCGGGGGCATCGCGTTCGGGGCGATGGTCGGCTGGTTCGCTGGACGTGCTGCCATGGAAATGCGCAACACCGATCAACCAGGTCCAGAGAACGCGTAGCTCGTGCGCCGCGGCGCGGAGTCCAGCGACGCCCCCGACCACGCCAGCGCCAGGGCGATCACCGTGTCGTCGTGCATGCCCTCCGGCGCCGCGTAGCGGACCATGCCCGTCTGCGTCACGCTCGTCTCGAACGCCTGCAGCTCGCCCTTCTGCGTTACGTCGTCGAGCAGCGTGAGCTCGCCCTGCTCGAGCGCCAGGCTCAGCGCCTGGATGACGCCAGCCTTGCTGGCGTTGGTCGCCGTCCACGGCATGACCGGCAGCGCCGGCCGCCAGTCGCCGGTGAGCGTGTAGTAGCCGCTCTGCAGGCGGCTGATGACGGGCCCGCCCATGGCGTTCGCTTCGGCCACGATGAGCCGCGGTTTGTACGCCTTGACCCAGCGGTGCAGCCGCTCGGTCTGAAACTCCCAGTCGATCTGGTTGAAGCGATCCATCGCCACCTGCTCGCGGGTCGAGGCATTGATGATGCTAAAGACGGAAAAGTCCAGGTCGCGCGCCCAGTCGACGCCGATGACGTACTGGTCATAGCGTTGCGGTGCCTGGGGTTTGAGGCGAGCCACGGCGTCGAGTCCGCGGAAGACGCCAGCTCCCTCAATCACCAGGAACCTGGCCTCGTATTCCTGCGCGAACTCGCGCTCAGTGAGGTCGTGCCGCGCTGATTCGATCTCCTGCGGGGCGATGTACGGATTGACCGACGTCGGCATCTGCCACGACGCCCACTCGGGCTCGAGCGCGTCCTGGCCGCGCTGAAAAAGGCGGTGAAAATCGTTCAGGCCGCGCGGCGTGGAGTTGAACCACGCATCGCCCTGGTAGTCGGTCAGCGTCGGGCGGATGGCCTGGGCCCAGGTATCGCTGAGCCGCGGCACCATCGCCGCCTCGTCGAGCACCACGCGTGCGTACTTGCGGCCGCGGGCGGGGTCGCCGCTGTCCATCGACCAGCACTCGATCGTGCCGCCGCTGCCCAGTTCGAGACGGTGCTGCTGCTCGCTCTTGGCCACGGTCTGATCCGTCAGCACGAGCTTGAGCTCCCGAAAAAACTCCTCGAGCAGCTTGTACGTCGGCGCGAAGTAGCCGCCGGGCTGGCCGGCCATGGCCGTCTCGGCGAGCAGGCGCTGCGCCAGCGTGGTTTTCCCGGTGCGCCGGCCGAGGGCCAGGACGTTGAAGCGCCGCCGCTCATCAAAGATCTGCTGCTGTGCCGGGTGGAGCGTTGGTAGCGTCGGCTGCCTCGAGCGCTGGCTGCTCGACGGGTCGGAATCCTGCGAGAAGTCGAATGAGCGTGTCCCGTTCGGTCCCCAGTAGCGCGGCAAGGTCTCCGGCGGACTGCCCCTGAACGTAGGAAGTGGAGGCGGTCGCTTGAAGCTGAGCGCGAATCGTCGTGATGTGCTCGGCGACGAGGTCAAAGATCATTGCCTCCAAGGCTTCGGGAGTCCGGGCGTTCCCGCGCGTGGTTGCAACCGTTGCATCCGCGGCAGCCCAGCGCGAGACGAGGCTCTTGTCGAGCTTGAAGCGCGCAGCGACTTCCGCTACGGAGGCGCCGGCAATGATCGCGGCGACGACCTGGGCGCGCAGCTCGGGGGGATGGGCAACGCCGCGGGGCACTCACGCTCCCCACAGCTCGCGAGCGGTATAGACGACGACCATCAGGGCCGAGCCGAACAGCATCCCGAGGACGAACGTGAAGCACATCCAGAAGCGCAGCGTGCGGGTGAAGACGCTCGTACGCAGCAGCATGTAGTCGCAGTCTTCGGCGTCAGCCATGCACCACTCGGGTATGCCGAGCGCCGAGGTCCGGGTCGAGTCGGGTGAGCCACTCCACCGGAACGCCGGCCAGGTCGGCCCACGACTCGTCGATGACCGAGCTGCGGCCGGTGCCGAGGTCGTCGGCCCAGCGGGCAATGACGGCGATGGCCAGGAACCGCTCCGGCCGGTCGAGGCCTTGTCGCAGCGCCTGAGCGAGATGCAGCGAGTAGCTCACGCCTCGCTCCGCGGCTGCAGGCCAATCCGCGCAACTTCCGCGGCGATTTGCTCCGGAGTCGGCCGTTCACGCTCCATCCGCTCGAGCTCGGCGCGCACCTCCGGCGGCACGCTTTCGGGCGGTTCGAAGAGGCGCTGAAAACCGCGCCCGGCGCGGCGTCTGGGCGGGGCCTGGATTGGCTCGCTCAGGACGAGCTCGCAGGGGTGCTCGTCGAACTCATCGACGAACATGGACCGTTCGCAGCGGGGACAGCGCACCTTGAGCAGCGTCACTTCGCCCTGGCCGTCGGGGGTGCCCTGGAACTGGCCTGGGGCGACCTCCTCCCAGGTCGGGGGCGGGGGCTCGGCAAGAGCCCGCGGGTTGGTGCCGAGCGCTCTGGGATTCGTGCCGAGAACGCGTGGGTTCGTCCCCAGCTCACGTGGTGTGGGTTTACGAGCGGACGCGGTGCCCGTAGGGCCTTGAGCGTCCGCGTCGGCGTTGAGGGATCTAGGGTCCGGTAGGTCCGGGACACAGGGGCTAGGGCCCCCTGTGTCCGGTTGGTGTGGTCCGGTGTGGTCGTCAGGCGCGCGCGCGAGATGTCCGGCCCCATGTCCTGCGGACACGACGCCATGTCCTGCGGACAACCCCCCGGACAATGGGGCCTTGTCCGGGCTAGAACGTGCGGACTGTCCGCCGCTGGAGGCACGGACTGTCCGTTTGCGCTGCGCGTCTTTGTCCAGACGTTGCAGCCGTCGAATGGCATACACGTCCCAGTCGTGGACGACATACGCGCCGTCCACTCCGGAGGGTGCCTCCAGAAAACCGACCTGCAGCAATCCACTCCAGAACCGGTCCGCGGCGCCATGCCACTCGCAGTAGGCGACCACCTGCGGAAAGAACTCCGGCCGGATCACTCCACTGGGTGCGTACTCCAGCGTCCACCACCACAAATCATGGAGGTGACCCACAACGCAGGTTTTACGGTCCGCCCAGGTCGCCGCGAGCGTCACCGTCTTCGGATGGTCCTTGAGCCCACGGTGGGACTCGATCCAGTCGAACGCCACGCTCTCCTCGCTTAGCCAGCCGCGCGCAGTATGTCGAACGCCTCACCCAGCAGCCGCTTGGCCAACGCCACCCGGTCGGCGTACACCTCCTCGAGCGCGCGCTCGGCGTTCGGCATGCTGAATCGCAGCGCCAGCCGCGCGTCGTCGCCCACGGATGCGCGCAGCTTCACTTTCAATTCGTAGACAACGGGCTTGCCCAGCTCATCGACATGTCCTTTCAGAATGGGTACGCGGATGGTGATCTCCGACGGGAGGTCCACCGTCCCGCCACGCGCGCTGATGCCCTTCTCGTCGACGTACGTGACCCCGGTCGATCCGTCGGGCCGCAGCTCGGTCTGCGCGCTCTTGTTGACCGTGGTCCGCAGCGTGCGGAGCATGGTCATCAATTCGGCTGCGGAGGGCTCCACGATGTCCGCGCCGCGGTCCTCGAGCGCCTCGATCGCCATCCGCTGCGGCTTTCCGCGGCCGTCCGCCAGCGCCGACCAGCCCGCAAACTCCGGCGCCTGGACGAACGGCATCACCGCGATCCACTGCGCCCGCGCCGGCTCGTGGGCCGTGTGGTAGTCCAGCACCGAGCGCAGTCCACCCGCGTTCCATGTCACCAGCGGCGGGTACTCGGGCAGCGGACAGAACCGCAACACGTACGCGGCCCAGCTCTCGACGTCGCCGAAGCACTCGGTGGTGCGGATGGGCCCGATGTGGTTGTCGATCTCCCACGGCTTCAGGACCTGCACCAGGTCCTTGTGCACCCACAGCGCGCCGCTCTTGTCGTCGCGGACCGAGGCGTCGACCTGGACCGCGTAGTCGTTGTCGTCTTCGCTGGGCAGCGTGACTGCCATCAGTTCGCCTCTCTCACAGCCTGCGGGTCATCCGACGGCTTGCGAACCTTTGCGTCCTCCTCCACCACGCGGAAGTCCATCTGCTCCTGGCGCGGATCGCGGCGGTGGAACTCGCCCTCGTCGATGAACAGGATGGCGCCGCGCGGGTCTCGCTTTGGCGGCGTGCGCTTGATCTCTTCATTGACGATCACCGACGGTTCGCCAGGCGAGGCCTGCTCCAGTTTGAGGGTGAGCGTCACCGTGCCCTTGCGACCGGTGTTGATGACATCCTCAGCGACGTCGATCATCGCCTCGCACAACTCGTCGAATAACTGGCCGCGCGCCAGCGTCTGCAGTGTCCCGAGCGCATCCATTGGCTCAGGTCTCCTCTCGTCTCGGTCTGTCTCGACAGGTGCGCCAGTGACTCGTGCCAGTCCTGGTGCCGTCGGGCTTGATGTCAAACGGACAGCGCCGGTTGTTGGCGCGTGTGAAGCCCCACCAGATCGGCGCCCCACAGCCCGTCTGGGCGCAGCGTCGCGCGGGTGCCGCACTGGCCAGCAGGATCTGCTGCGCGTCATCGGGGTAGATGCGCCACGCGTACTCGCGCTCCGTCTCGCCCTCAAGCGCTGGCGGCCGCGGCATCACGCCACCTCCGCGGATTGAGTCACCTCGACGGTGAAACCTCCGTCGCGTCGAATCCGGTCAGCGGCCATGGCGACGTACTCGGGCTTCAGTTCGATGCCGACGGAATCACGTCCCAACCGCGCGGCCACCATGTTGGTGGTCCCAGCACCGGCGAACGGATCCAGCACCAGGTCACCCGGGCGCGAGCCCGCGAGGATGCAGCGCCGTGGCACCTCGGTCGGGAATACCGCGAAGTGCGCCTCCGGGAACGGCTCCGGCGCCAGCAGCCAGACGTTGCGCATATTGCGCCTCTCCACAAGCTCCGACACGGATTGGTGGAAGCTAGGATTCGCTTTCACGCCGTCGCCGCGGTCGCCCTGTTTGCCATCGAGACTGACGGGCCCGGACCCGGTGCGCGCGTGCGTATTGGAGTCCGCAGTACTCTCAGCGACGGCATCCTGGTCGTAAAAATAGTCACGTGACTTCGACAGGAGCAGCACCGGCTCCCACGCCGACGTCGGCCGATCGTCCACGCTCTCTGGCATGGGCGCCCGCTTGCACCAGGCGATCGTCGACCGCCAGTACCAGCCCTCCGCCTGCAACGCCATCGCCACCAGCCACGGAATCGGCACCAGGTCCTTCGGCTTGTAGCCACCCGGCACCAGGCGCGGGCGATCAGCGAGCTCGCCGCGACGACCATACTCGTAGGCCGGTGAGTGCCCATGGAATCCCTGCCGCGCGACCTGGTCGCTGAGACCGCTCCAGCCAGTCGGACCTTTGCCGGAGCCCGCGTAGCTGAAACCGATGTTCAGCCACAGCGTGCCGTCGGCCTTCAGGACTCGCCAGACCTCGCGGAACACCTCGACGATGTGCTCCACGTAGAGGTGGGGCGTCGGTTCACTACCGAGCTCGCCACACCACGCGCCACACCCACATAGGCTTCCCATCGTGCCGGCGTGCGGCCGTTTGATCGCCTGGCGAATCGCCGCGGATGAACTGCTGAGCCCGCTGGTGGCGATGCTGCGTTCCCCGTTGCCGCCCGGGCTCCAGACGTACGGCACCGCATCCCAGGTGTGCGTATGAACACTGTCACCGCCCCAGACCTGGGGGGCTGTGCCGTAGGCGCGCAGACCCCAGTAGGGCACCGACGTAACGCATGTCTGCACCGACGCCGGCTCGAGCTGCGCTAGGCCTCCCCGCACGTCCATCTGCAGCAGTTGGACGCGCGACGGTCTGGCGAGCCCATTGTCGTGAGGCATCGGAATCGGCTGCCTGGCGCGCTGGTGGTCCGCGGCAAGCCGCAGCGCCGCGGAGGTCGTGATCTCCTGACCGCGCTGCTTGGTTTCCGCGAGATGATCCTCAAACAGTCGCTCGGGAATCGACGCCACCGCCTGATAACGGTGCGATTGCGAGCGACTCAGCCCCAGCTCTTCGAGCGTCGGCGCCGGCTGTAGCGGCTCGCGACGGCCGTAGCGGTTGCCTTCATGGCGGGGCAGCTCCCGCAGCAGCTCGCCCGCGCGGCGCTCGGCGCGGAGCTTGATTTCGGCGGCATGGTTCTGGGCCTCGAGGCCCAGCTGCGCCTCTCGGGCGTACACGCGAGCGGCTTCGGCCATGTCACGGATGTTTTTCACCTCGTCGACGGACCGCGCCGCGGCGAGCAATTGCACCGCGTCCTCCAGGCGGCGCAGCGGCGCAGGTTCGGCCGGCGACAGTTCGATCACTGGCGATGCATGCTCGTGTAGAACTCCGGCACGGTCTGGGTGAGCTGCTGCGCATTGAAGGATTGCGCGCCCGCCACCCCTGGCAGGACCTGCGTCGTCATGCCAAGGTTGTGCTGCTGCAGCTGTGCGAATGGATCCACCCAAAGGGCAGTCCGCGCCAGCTCTGCATGCAGCGCCGCCTCCACCTTCTCTTTTGGAAAGGGTGCATCGGCAGTGGCGGGCGCGCTCACGCGAAAGGGCGCACGAGGACCTCGAGCCGTGAGCGGTCGACCTCCTTCAATTCGCCGTCGGAGTCCAGCACCGCGCTGATCGCCGCGGACTGGGCGTCGCGGGCGATCACGGCCTTCGGCCCAAAAATCAGCTCCTGGCCGATGCCATCCTCGGCGGCCTTCTTCGTCGGATTCTGCAGGATCGCGACTTCGAACAACGGCATCAGCTCACACCTTCCTTCACGATTCCGGCTTCCGCATCACGCACTCGCCGTTCGAGGTCCTCGACCGCAGCAAGGGCGTCCACGTCGCTCACCGACTGACTGAGGGGCTCGTACTCGACGCCCAGGTCGCGCGCCTTCCCTGTCAGCAGTCCCCAGCGCTCCCGCAATTGCGCGCGGCTGAGCTGCGCCACCGTCTCGTCGCGCGCCTGGGCCGCCGCGTGCGCCTGCTCGACGATCGCCGCGGCGCGCTCGCCGTCGGTCGGGGATGGTGAGTCCTCGTCCGACGACGCCGCGACCGAGCGGTGCGCCGTGCCCGGGCGGTCAGGTTCGATGAGCACCTCACCGGTCACCGTGTCGACCACTCGACCCTCGATCACTCTGGTCTGTGCAACGGCGGGTGCAGCTGGTGGCCGCCGCGGCGCCATGGGCTGATCCTCGGGGCCGAAGATCTCGTCGTACCGGCGTGCATTGCGGCGCGTCGCCTCTGGATCGTCGCGGCGCGTCATGTCCGCCTCAGCCGCGTCCACCCACTCCTGCGGTGGCTGCACGTGCAGCTCCAGCGACGCGGTCTGTTGCGGGAACGCCTTCCTCAGGGCGTGCGACTCGGCACGAATGGCGAGCTGGTTGTGCGGCCGCTTGCGGTACTGCTCGCCGACCTTGCCAGGGCCTGGATAGAACTCCGACCATCGGGCGCTGGCGGTAAACGGCACGCGTTGGCCCGAGACGATTTTCCATACCGTGACGGTGGCTTTCGACGGCCATCGCGGGCCGCTGTTCTCTGGCTGCCCGACGTCGTCATATTCGAACTCCGGGTCGTCGGAGCCGGCGTACACCTGAGATTGCTCGGCGCGGGCGCGGTAGCCGTCGATGCCCACCACGATCTCGGCCGGACTTGTCTCCGAGTACTTGATCAGGTAGATCTGGCGCAGGATCGGGTCGAGCCCGAGCCGTGCCGAGTTGACCAGGAAAAACGCGAGCTCGAGCCGAGTCGCTTTCGGCGCGACGGTTTGCTCCATCAGCGCGATCTCCGCGTCGGTGAAGCCGGAGATGGCCGCCAGCCGCGACTGCTCGCGCGCCGGCGCCTTGGCCAGGGCCTGGGTCATAGCGGGTACGTCCTTCCGTCGAAGGCGATTGCCGCATTTGCCCACATGCGCGCCTCCTGGAGCTTGCGGATCGCCAGCGTGCGCTCGGCGCTGCGCGGAGCCTTTTCCAGGATCACGTCGTAGAACGCTTTGGCGGCGATGTTGATCGCCTGGAAGCGGGCAATGACCATCGGGTCGTCGGTGTCGATGTACTGCATCGGGTCCGAGATCGCGTGAGCCTCAAGCTGCTTCACGTTGTCGGTCATGTCAGCAGGACCTCCATGCTTGGTTGGAGTAGTGCGTCGTAGCGTGCGCGCTGGGTGCGCAGCTCCTGGAGCTCAGCGACCCAGCGCTTCAGCCGCTGTTCCAGCTCGCTCTCCGGTTCGAAGTACAGGTTCTCAAGGGCTTCGCTCAGGAACGTGAGGAGCGCCTGCGCATCGCCGTCATCCAGGCTCCAGATGATCTCGCTCCAGGTCACGGAAGCTCCCATGCCGCGTCATCGGTGCGCGCGGTCTCGTAGGCACGCCGATCACCGGTGAACCAGTGCCAGCGCTGGTAGTCGAACTCGGCCAGGCCCTTGCCCTGGTGCTCCTGATGCCCGTCGGCCTCGAGCATGCACCGCGTGTGCAGACCTCGGGTCTCAGCAGGCAACGTGGACCGCTCCGGATACCAACCCATGCTGATCGCAACTGGGCAGCGGTCAGGCATCAGCAGAGCCCCGCGGTGACGACAGCGAACTCGCGGGCACGGCCAGCTGCGAGCATGTACTGGACGGCCGCGCGGTTGGCGGCCGGGTCGAACACCGACAGCCCGGCGCGGCCCTGGGGCGTAGACCTCCAGGTAGAGGGCAAAAATTGCCCCAGGCCGCTCGCGCCGGACCGCGGATTCACAGCACGCGCATCACCGCGGCTTTCGTAGCGGATGATGCACGCCACTCGCCCGTCGACCGGAGGTGACACTCGGCCGACGGGTTGGAGTGGTGGCAGTTCGCCCGTACCCCGCAGCAGAACGTACGGGTCCACTCCTTCGGTATTGACCCATCCCTGGAGGGCGATGGGGTCGACATGGGCCTCGGCGGCCGCGGACAACACCTCGGCGCTGACGTCGTCGGCGTGGGTGCTGGCCACGGCGGCGCACAGGGCAATGCCGCACACCAGGCCGCCAGCGAACGCCATCGCGCGCGCCATCAGCACTGTCCTCCCGGTTCAAGCAGCACACGCGCGGCGCTTTCCGCCATCTCGAGCGCGCAGCCCAGGTCGCGGCAGACACCGCGGAAGCGCCGACCCGAAGTGATCCAGTCCACCTCAAAGCTGCCGGTGTCCTCGCCCCAGTTCAGGGTCAAGCTCGACCCGTGGTTGATCAGGTATTCGAGCCGCGCCTCCAGTCCTGACGGGAAGACCGGCGGCCACGCGTGCGCCATCAGGGTGCCTCCCGCGATACCGCCGGGCCAGCCCCGGCGGCACCCTCACGGGTGGGGACGTCAACGCCGACCGCGGCTTGAATCGTCAGAGGCTGGCTCTGCAATCCGTCCGCACCGCGGCTTGGACGGGACACTCCCTTCGGCTCGGTCCCCGATTGGGAATTCAGTGTGAGCTGGCGATCGGCCTTCCACGCCAGCGCCAGGCAGTTCTCAACGGTGGGCTGAACGCGTGGCTTGCGTGTGCCACACGCGTACACCACCGTCTGCCGTGCGGTCGCACCGCAGTCCGTGCAGCCCGACTCGAGGTAGATGTACGTCGCGCCGCCGACCTCGTGCGGGCAGCGTCCGATCTCCACGAGCGTGTGGTCGCCCAGGACCTGCGAGCCCTGACACGACCCGGTCACGAGGCTGCCTCTGGCGCAACGGCGTACTCGATCCCAAGCTGGTCCAGGTCATTCAGGAACCCGCGCAGGTTGACCCATGGGCCTTGCGGTGCGCTGAACCGGATCGTGGCTCGCCATTCCCCACAGTCGCAGTGCTCCAGCGTCGCCACGCCACGTGATCCGTCGGCACTGTCGACGACTGTCCAGGTATGGCGCGCACGCTCGCTCATAGAGGCACGTCCTCGAGCTCGTTGGCGTCCTCGCCTTCGATCTCCTCGACCTCGTCGCCGGCGGTCTCGTCGATCTCCCGTTGGCGCTGCTGCTTCATCTCTTGGTAGCGGGCCTCGCGCTCCCCGTCCTCCGCCAGCTTGCAGGCGGGGTGCAGATAGCCCGTCTCCTCGTCGCTCAGCGGCTCCGAACAGCGCTGGCAACGCCGTACCTCACGGATGACAGACCGGCGCACGCGCAGCGCGGGCGACTCGCCGAGGCAGCGCTCAACATAGAAGCGGCCTTGGCCCACCAGGTTCTCGGCAGCGACGTGCCAGTCGTCGGCGGGGTCGAGTTCAGCGACCAGCTCGAACCTGGCCTTTTCTGAGCTGTAGTCGCCCGCATTGGCAAGCTTCTCCAGCCCGATGCTGATGCGGGTGATGCGCATTACTGCATTCCTCCCAAGCCGTAGCGAAAGATGTGCTCGATCTCCAGGCCATCCCGCGGATACCAGACAAACACGACCAGGCCGCCGCGGCGCAGGGACGGGATCGTGCGCTTCTGCCACTTGCTCAGGTGCCCGCTGGCGCCTTTCAGTTCGGCGCCAAAATGCTGGCCCAGCTTCTCGTGCCAGAAGAGCCAGTCGGGCATGCCCATGGCTTCTGAAAAACCATCCAGCCGTTCCACGTGGATGCTCTCAATGACGCCCTGGCTGTAGCGCACGTGCACGCCGTTCCAGTCGTGCACTCTGGCGCGCGCTTTCACGAAGCGGGTGAGCTCCTCCTCGCCGGCGCCCTCGAGCATCATGAGCTGTGCTCGGGTGAGCGTGGGCGCGGAGACGCGGTACGCCTGGGCGCGCGCGGGAAAGCCCAGGCCACGGGTCGCGATGCTCACGGCAGCTCCTCGAAGTTGGCCGCGAAGTAGGCGGCGGAAACGAGCCACCGGTCCTCATGGTTGTCGCGGTTACGTGCAATCTTGTCGCCAGCCTTTGGAGAGCCTGCGACGACGTCCGGCTCGCTGATGGACACGCCGTCCATCGGAAAGCCCGGCTCCCAGTCGGCCATCTCGGCGATCTGCGTGCGTTTGTAGCGGCGCCACACAACGAGACGGCCGCTCGGACCACCGGCTGTCACGGTTCGACGTGCTCCATGGCGGGGTCACCGAAGGGCCGCCGTCGGTTCGAGGGGAGGTGGCGGTACCAGCCAAACGGCTCGGGCTGCTCGGGGTCGTAGGCGAGGAACGCGACCAGGGTATGGGCGGTGTGGTCCGCATCGAACATGTACGCCTGGCCCCAGCCCTCCAGGTCGGGCTCGCCGGTGCGCGGGTGGGGTGCGGCGATCGACACCTGCAGGTCGTCGAACAGCAGCGGAGTGAGCGACACGACCGTGTTGTCGGGCAGCAGGCGCGTGCCGAGCGTGCCGTCGATGGCGACGTCTTGCGGCAAGTTGAGCGCGCGCTCCGTACTGACGCCCCGATGTGCCCCGTCGGCGCTCATTGGCCGCGCGCCCATTCTGGTGGCCCGGAAAAGGCCTCGTTGCGACGGGACGTCCACTGCTCCAGCGCCAGCAAGCCGCCGACGGCCGCCGCGGCCCCGATCAGGAACCACACGAGCGTGCTCATCGGCTGACCAGCTTCCAGACGATGACCGCGGCCACTAGCCAGACCGCGAGCCCACCGCCCACGGTGAGCCAGACGAACGGGGGCACATGCCACTGGCTCTCGTCCTCGTCGTCGATCATCAGCGGGCCTCCTGGTGCTGGTGAAACTCGTGATCAGGGTCGAGCTCGCACCGGCTGGGCGGCGTCTCGGCGGCCTCGGTGCGCCAGTACGCGCTCGAGCGTTCCAGCTCGCGTTCGATCGCCGCGGTGCGATAAACGCTGATGAGCTCCTCCAAGCGCGCGACAAGGCCGCCCAGCTCGCTGGTGCGGTGGATGGCGTCCCAGCCCCCGTCGCGCCAGGCGTCAGCCCACAGCCGACTGATGACGTCGGGCGGCACATCGCTCAGTGCCGCGGCCTCGCTTGGATGCTGGGCGAGCCACACGAAGTAGCTCTTCCGCTGCGTGGCATCAGCCGCGCCCATCAGGCGACCTCACCGACCGGCTGTTGATCGTCGAGACGGAGCCGAGCCTCCTCCTGAACTTTCAGATGAAGAAGCCAGCTCCCCTGCTCACGGACGGAGCGGCCATCCAGAATTGCCAGTTTGCGCAGCGGGTCCTCGTCCTCGCTTCGCAACTCCACCTGCATGCGCATGTTCGCCAGCATGCATCCGCCCTCAGCGGTCCGGCGCGACACGAGCGGACACCTTGCTAAGTTGTCCGCTTGTCTCCTTTTCGGGGCCGGTAGACGCGGTCCGGCTCGTCTGGATCCCATCGCTCGGGCGGCCAGTCGCCGGGGTCCAGGCCGTACGCCTCCATGACGCGCGTGATGGTCTTCGCTGAGTCGGGGCCGAGCATGGCGACGGCCTCCTTCGTCACCCGTGGAGCTTTGACCAGTGCCGCGAGCCGCTGCAGATCGAGGACAAAGCCGCGCCACGTTCGCCAGCGCGGGTTGGTCGGGTGAGATTGAGACTCGCGCACAACGATCCCCGCTGCGCCTGTCGACGGCTCCGGGGGCTTGGCCGTGCCATTGGCCTGGAGCGCGGCGATGTACGCGGCCTGGATGCGCACGGTCTCGGCCTGCATTTCGACCAGGCGAAACAGGAGTTGCTCCCGCGGGTGCAGGTTCGAGTTCGGGTCGAACATCGGCACTTGCTCATACTCAGCCATGCCGGCATCCCCCGGCAGGACAAGTGCGGACACATTCGAAAGTTGTCCCCTTGCCGGCAATGGATACACCCGCCATCTGTGCCGATTCCCCACGAAGCGAAGGATTGTAGAACACCTGTTCTGGTTTCGTCCGCAGACTGCCGCTGCGTGCCGCCCTCACGGTTCCCTTGTCCCAGCGACGTTAACTCCGCTGTTACCCAGAACAAAATTAGTCAGGCGGCCGATTGACAAATCAAGTTTGAAAGACTACTGGAAACACACTCGATAACAACGTCCTAGGCACTTCCTGGGCACTAGTCGCTCTTGTGTAGCGCTCCTGATCATGTACCGTTGTGTTCGTGCCGGCTCTGCTACGTCGATACAGAACTCAACAGGCACTCTCACAAGAGGAGCTCGCCGAGAAGGCTGGGCTCGTGCGCTCAACCGTGCTCAAGCTGGAATCGGGCCGCGCGAAACCGCGCCCATCGACGATCCGCAAGCTGGCCAAAGCCCTGGGCGTGAAACCCGCTGATTTGATGGCAGCGGACACTTTGTAAAGTTGTCCGCTCGTGTCGCGCCGGACTAGATGGTGACGCCGCAGACTGGAAGAGGTGGCCAGTCCTGCCCGTCAACCCCGCAAGCGGCGCCAGCAACCTGCCGGCTACCAGCTACGCGTCGAAAGCATCACCTATCTGGGCGATGACGCGGCCGCGGCGCGCGCGATCGAGAATTTCCTGCGCCTAAGCCGGTCGCGTGACCGGCAGCGAGCGATGGATCTCGAGACCGACCGTCCCGATGTTGAGACCGGCGGGTAGCGAGCCGTCGCGCCAAATATGGCGATAGTGCTGTTGGTTGTTTTCGCGTGACACGGGCGCCGAGAACACGAACACCATGCGCACTGCCCCGTCCGCGGCGAGGTACATCTCCCGCAGTGTGTCCTGCACCATCGAGCGCAGCTGGACGCGGTCATCGGCTTCACGCGCGGCTGGCCAGCGCTCGCGCAGATCATGCAGCCGGCCAACCGACTCCACCAGGCGCGTTTCGATTACGCCCGCGAGCGCGTCTTCGGCCTCGAGCATCTCGAGCTCGTGGCGCACGGCGCCGGCCTCCTCGCCCGCGGCCTTGGTCTCGCGGAAGAATTCCTCTTCGGAGATCTGGTTGCGGCGGACGTAGGTCAGCAGCTTCGCCCTGGCCTGTTCGTAGTCGGCGAGGCGAGCTCGCAAGAGTTTGGCGCGATCGTCATTGGCGACACTCGTCCCATGGCGCTCGCGGGCCTGTTCGCGCAGGACCACAAGGGCCGAGTCCGGGTGAGCGACGAACTCGTCGATGGCGTCCAGGACGAAGGCCTCCAGCGCATAGCCGTCGTGGTTGCGCCTTGCCTGGCAGGGGTCGAGGCCTCGGCGGCCGCGGGGCGCCTTGGCCGACGCGCACACATAGTAGAGACGCGCTTTCGGATCCCAGCGCTGATTGGCGACGCGATAGTTGCCTAGCATGCGGTGCCCACATTCCGCGCACAGCAGCTTGCCCGACAATAGGTAGACGTAGCCCTCGTTCTGGCCGGCGTTGAATTTGCTGATGCGACCGCTGACCATCGCGTTCGCCTTGTCCCAGACCTCGCGGCCCACGAGCGCGGGCACCTCCTGGCGCAGGACGGCGCCAGAGTAATTCAGCTCACGCTCGCCGTAGTAGGTCGTCGAGTGGATCAGCTTCTGCATGCGAGCGGCATTCCACTGCTCAACGGTGCGCTCGCGCTCGGCGCCATCGCGGCGGATGTAGCGCTGCGTCGACGGCACACCGTTAGCCCTGAGCCAGACGGTCAGCGCCGCGGCGCTCTCGCCGGACGCAGCGCGCCTGAAGATCTGGCGCACCATGTCAGCTTCGGTGCAGCCCAGCTCCTCGACGATCCGCTCCGACGGGACGAGACGGTTGTCGTCGCCGAGGTCGTAGCCGATCGGCACCGGGCCGTTGATGAACTTGCCCTCACGCGCGCTGCGATCACGGCCGAGCGTGAACCGCTCGATGATGGTCTCGCGCTCGAGCTCGGCGATGGAGCCGAGCAACTGAAAAACGAACTGGCCGATGGGCGTGCGTGTGTCGAAGGGCTCGGTTGCGCTGAGGATGGCGACGTTGTGGCGCTCGAGCTCCTCGTGAATGTCGAGCAGAACCCCGAGGCGGCGGCCCAGGCGGTCGAGGCGGTAGGAGATGACGACGTCGACGCCGCGGGCGCGGACCAGGTCGAGCAGGCGCTTCCCTTCCGGGCGGTCCGCGATCGCAAGCGCGCCACTGTAGCCGTCATCGACGAACTGCCCGACGAACTGCATCGGCTCGAGCGAGTCGGGATCGAAGTTCGCCTGGTACTTCTTCTGGAGAAAATCGATCTGGTTGCGGGCCGTGGCCCGCTCAGTCTGTTCCTCGCTCGAGACCCGAATGTAGAACGCGACGCGAGTAAGCCCTACCCCGCCGAGCTCGCGGGACGAGCCTCGGCGGGGGCGAGAGCGCGAGGCGGTGGTCATCAATTTCGCCCTGGAGAATCGCGAAGGTGCGCCTCAACGAGGCCGAGACGGTCATCAATGGAATTGACACGAGCTTCGACGCGACCGAGACGGTCATCGATGGAGTTGACGCGCGTTTCGACGCGGCCGAGACGGTCATCGAGACCATCAAGACGATCAGTAACGCCTTCGAAACCGCGGCGCATCTCAACCAGAATGGCGTCAAGAGTCGCAGCCATATGGCCAAAGAGAGCGCGCTGCTCGCGGTCGAACGCCTCGTCACGGCGGATCAGGGCATCCGCCTGGGTCTCCGTGAAGCCAGCGGCAAGGTACTCAGCAGGCGTCATGACTGTGGCTCCATCAAGTCGGTGGGTTTGACGCCGAGGGCTTCAGCAAGCTTGCGAACCGTGCTCATGTATGGCTCCTGGGCACCGGATTCGATTCGGGACAGCGTCGCTGGCGTGAGACCGGCCTTGGAGGCGAGCTCGCGCTGATTGAGCGCCTGGCGCTCGCGGATCGCCTTGAGGCGGGACAACTTCACCACATGCACATCGTACACAGACATGAACAAGACTATATCCAAACCTTGCTTACTTATGCACGTCTTGATATAGTCTCAATACGAAGTCATGAATATCTCGATCTCAGCAACTGATCCGCGTGGCCCCAAAGCCGTCGTCATTGCCACGGACGCCGGCCAATGGCTCAAGTGCCGCACGCGCGACGGCCGCAAGGCGTACGGCATCCGCAGCTCGCGCGACGCCAACGTCGTGTACTTCACCACCCGCACGAGCTGCACCTGTCCCGACGCCCGCCGCCACGACTGCAAGCACATGCTCGCCGTCCGGCTGCACTGCGAGCTCGTCGCCGAGCAGCGCCAGGCCGCGGCCGCGGCGAAGTACGACGACATCTTCTCCCGCTTCGATGACGCGCCCAAGGCCGACCTGAGCCGCATCCTCGGCGGACCTGCCCCGTGGACTCGCCAGCAGCGCGGTGTTATCCCCGCTTCGCAGATCGAACAGGAGGACTGAGCGATGCCAGCGATCACCACGCGTCGGGTGGCCGCCATCGCCGTGCTCGCGCTGCTGCTGGCCGCGGCCTACGTGTGGCTTGCGATCTGGGCGGACGAGCGCAACCAGCGGTTTTTCCTCGCCTCGGAAGAGCGACCGGACTGGGCCCGATGAGCACCACCGACGCGTCCAGCGCGTACTTCGCCTGGCGGTACTACTGATGCCGACCGGCGTATATCCGCGCAAGCCAGCGATAGAGCGCTTCCTGGCGAAGGTCTCGAAGACCAACACTTGCTGGATTTGGCTCGGTGCCATCGGTTCTGACGGCTATGGCAAGTTGTCAATAGGCGGGCGTGGCGCCCGACGTGATCTAAAGGCGCATCGATTTGCGTATGAACAATTCGTTGGTCCAATTGAGTCAGGCCTGGATCTAGACCACCTCTGCCATGTCCGAACATGCGTCAACCCGGCGCATCTTGAGCCTGTCACTAGAAGCATCAATAGCCAAAGAACCAGACGCTGCCCTATGGGACATCTCTTCATCCCAATGAATTGCCTAGCGTGCGCGCGTCAACACGGGGTAGCCATGGCATGACCAACGCCAGTCGTGAATATTTCAAATTCAAGTACTACCACCCGCACGAGGCCGAGGATCCCAGCGCGGTCTGGTCCGCGGCATGGAAAGCCGGCGGCCGCGCGGCGATGTATGACAGCGCGCGCCTCGTGGCGCTCGTGCCGTTGCTCAACGACCTGCTGCAGCTGCTGCAGGACGAGCGCGTCGAGGCCGCGGTACGCGCCAGTGATCGTCGCTTCTGGGACAGTGTCGGTATCGACCCGGACTATGAAGCGGCCCACGATGCCTGGGAGAGCGTGGAACGCGTCGCAGCGGATGACTGCTGGGTGTCCTGGTGATGAACGGCCGTGTGCAGACGTCGGATGTCGAGGGCCTAGTCGAGAGCGTCAACGCCACCGGCCTCAAGATCGGGGGCGCGTGGGTCAACGTCTCGCGGTATCACCCGGTAGAGTTGCCCGAGAGCGGCGCCCGTGTGCGACTTCAGGTGGATGCAAAGGGGTACATCGTGGGCCTCGAGAACCTCTCCTCTGGCGCAACTCCCACAGTTCTGAGTGCGAAGGACGACCGCATCACGCGACTGGCCGTGCTCAAGGCTGCGGCCGAGTTCGTGGGGTTGTGGGGTCAGTCTCGTGAGGACGTTCGCTCGGACCACGTGCTGGTCATTGCCGACAAGTGGCTCAAGTGGGTCGAGGGCGATTGAACCTGACGACCACAACATGTGGCGTTCCTACAGGTGGTAACCACTACGGGTTGCGGCTAAAATGCGTGCGACCTGCTTTGGAGAGCAGGTCGCACAAATAGTTCCCTCGGAAGCCATGTCGGGGCTTCGGGAAACCCTGGATCTGTTCGTAACCCTACGGGGTTAGCCCAGGCATAAACAAGCCCCGCGGAGATTTCCGGCGGGGCTCATTCATTCCTGCGGGGTTGGCACCCCAACAGGCGAACCAACACTTCCGACTCTACCCGGAAGCCGCCCGGACGTGTCAAGCCACGGTGTGGTCGATCGCTCCTCGCAGGGCCATCCCTTCCAAAGGAGCCACATCACATGTCAGAAGAGCTGTACAAGCCAGGCGAGCCGGCCCCCGTCTCGTCGCAAGTTGAGATCGTGGGACCACGCGGTGGCCACACTGGCGAGGAGCGCACTGTCGTTCAAGGCAAGCCGCTTCCGCCCACGCCGCAAGCCGGCCAGCGCTACCGCGTTGCCGATCCCACGCATAACGGCGCCGGTAAGCCCAAGAAGTAGGTAATTGAGCCATGTCCCGCGTCTCTGATCAGAAGACACGGGACGTTCCCGCCATGCCAGTAGGAGGTGCATGGGTGACGACCAACGTGAGACGTGAGCGTTTCTGTCCGCGGGTGGCGGGCTGGTCAGCGTCCTGGGGCCCGACCGAGAAGCCGACCGATCGCTGCGCCGAGTGTGGCGAGCTGGTGATCTACAACCCGACGCTCGGCGAGGGGCCCGTGCGCCTGGTGTGCATCGACTGCCTGCACCTGGGCGCGACCCGTGGCTGAGGCCAGCGTGCCTCATGATGGACGACACTGTCGATTAGTGCCCTCAGCGACTCGCGGGATCGGCTCGCTCTAGCCGCCGGGGTGCAGCCAGATCCAGGCGCACGTGCCGACGAAGACCGCGAACACGATCACCCATAGGGTGATCGAGAGCCTCACACCAGGCGAGCGACGCCCAGCGCCGTGATCAAGCCAAAGACCACCGTGGCGTTCATGGGCAGCACGCCGACGAGTCCCAGGATGCCCAGCAGGATGACCACCACGGCTATAAGAGCACCAATGGTCACCCACGCAGGACCCGTCTGAGATACGCGCATGAGGCAGTCGCTTGACCCGAGAATACGCCATACGCACTAGCTATGCCGGCGCCCCAGGAACGGCTCACGCACCACGCCAAACCAGGCACCCAGCACCAGGCCCGCCACGAGGGCGATGCCCGAGGCGTACTCGGGGTGATTGAGCAGCAGCCACAGCGCCACGAACAGCGTCCCGCACGACAGCGCGAACTGGCACAGCAGCCGCACGATGGTCACCGACGGCGCCTCGTGCCACTCGGGCGTGGAAACCTCGTGCCACTCAGGTGCGAGGGGTGCTGGTCTGTCGTCCAAACAGGAAGCCCACGGCGGAGCCGACGACGACCAGAGCCGCCTTAGCCGCCTCGTCGGTGGCGGTCGGGCTCAGCACGATCCAGGTCATCGCGCACAGCAACACGATCGCGATGATCGCCTCCACGACCAGATGCACGACCTTGACCGTCTGGTCGCTCACGCGGGCTACTGCGACCCGACAACCATAACCGCCGTCCAGCCGCCCCAGGCGTTCCACTCGCCCGCGTCCAGGTTGTCGCCGACGCCCTTCCAGTTCGGCGCCGGGTTGGCGAGCTGAAAGACCGCGCCGTCGTAGCCGCGCACGCCAGTCCAGTGATACCAGCGCGCCCCGCCGAGCTGGCCGACGCCGAGCTCGCACAGGTATGCCAGGTCTGGCCAGCCCACGCCCGCGCGCTGCACGGCGAAGCCGTACGCGTTGTACACGCGCTCGAGGTCCTGCCCATTGCCGTAGGCCAGCCCGTAGTCGGGCGACACCGCGGAGTAGCCGGCGATGCGACGCAGCTCGTTGACGCCGTCCCACTCATCCCATTTGCCACCGCCAGGCGCCTCCACGCCCAGCGCATTCATCACCCACGCCAGCGAGGCGCACGAACAGGTCCAGTCCGCGGACTGACGCACGGGCGGCTCGTTGCGGTTGAAATCGAAGGCCGGCGGCGCCGGCTCAGGCCACGGCTCGGGCGCCCACTTCGTCGACGGGACGAACAGCGCGGCGACCGTGGTCACACCAGGCGCGCCCCGTTGACCGGATCCCAGGCGATGACCGCGCCCGAGCTGAAGGGTTGCTGCACCTCGGTGTCGCTCACGGCCGTCTCCGGCGCGAGCGGCACGCCGAGGTAGTTGCCCTCCTCGCGGTACGCGTTCCAGAGCTTGTAGATCGCGCCGTCGGTGTTGAGCTCACCGCCGCCCGCCGCGGCCCAGATGATGTGATCGACCATGCTCATGCCGTCACCTCTTTCGCCACGCCATTGTGCCGACGATCAATCAACTGGTCGGTCATACGGGTGCCGGCACTTCGGTGACCAGCGTCTGGTGGTCGGCGGCGAGGTAGCAGACCGAGTTGTTGAGGATGACCTGGTACTGCGCGTCGTCGCTGAGGGTGTAGATCGGATAGTCGGGGCCGAAGTCGGTACCGGGCAGAAAGGTGTGGTCCGCCGACGGGCCGACGCTGATGACCATGTTGTTGTTGTTGGCTGCAGTCGCGACCTGGAAGCTCATACCGCCACCTGCCAGCGGCCGACGCCATCCATCTGCTCGCAGTGGGTCTTGACGTGGCCGCCAGTCAGCTGCAGCGGCAAGCCGCTGGGTAGATCCGCGGGGCACGGGCAGCCATCGTGGTCGGCCAGGTACACGAACATCTCCTGGACCAGCGGCGGCTGGGCGCCGCCACCGACGGGTTGGGTGCTGACCGCCCCGCACACCGGGCAGGTGACGGCCGCATAGTTGTGGTTGTGCGAACCGTCCATGTTCTGGATGTAGCCAACGTCGGTGGGCTGGATAGAGCCGCTGTGGCCGGCGTCGTCGTGGGTGACGATCCAGGTATCGCCGGAGGTGAAGTCGGACACAAAGACGCTCACGGGTTGGCCTCCGCGGTGATGAAGCTCGTCGGATCAAGCGTCGTAAATGACGATGCGCCAGTAGCCGTCACTGTCGCGTAATAACGGAACGCGCCCACCTCTGCGATATCGACAACCGGCTGGGCGCAGTTTGTTGTGGAAAAGCTGCCGTTCTTGGTCATTGTGGGAGTGACAGCCTTCTTTGCAGCGAACGAAATAGTTTGACCTATGACTGCGCCTGCTGAGCCATAGGCAGCAAAGAACAGCAGCGAATTGCTGCCCCCTCCAAACTTTTCGTAATAGCGGAGGCACCGCGCCAGGTCGTCGGCCGGGTGCAGCGGCACGTAGTTGGCAGCCTGCGAGCCGAGCACCAGCATGGCATTGTCGAGATACACCGTGTTGCCGATCGTCGAGACAAACAGACCCGGCTGGAAGTACTGCGTACCAGCGGGGATGGTCACCGTGAACGTCAGCGTTTCATAGAGACCGCTGCCCGAGTGGTAGGCACCGTACTGGTAGTTGTTGGCGCCGGCGTTCAGATTGGCGCCCAGGCGCGCCGAGTTAGGCGTGCTGCACTTCACCCGCGCTGAAAGCGTCACCGTCTTGCCCAGCAGCGAGCCGAACTCGACGGTGAGGTGCATCGATTGGATCAGGCGGTTGGTGGGGTCGGCCAGCGCGCCGAAACTCACCGCCGCGCAGGCGCCCACCCCGCTGCCGCCGTCGGTGTTGGTTGTGTCGCGGGTCACCGAGGCCGTGCCACCAGCGGCGGCCGCCACCTGCCACATGTCGGCGGTCAGCAGGCCACTGGCGAACGGGCCGTTGCCGCGCTGCCAAACCTCTAGGCCGCCGTTGATGAGTAGGTTGGGACGCGCGACGTCGATCTGCAGGCCATGCACCCCGTCGTGGACGTGGGTGCTGACCGCCGCCGCCAGCTGCTGCACGTCCTCCTTTTTGAAGGGGTCGGTCGCTTCCGTGGCGCGTGGAAATGAGGGACCGGTGTAGTTCGGGTCGCTGGCGATACGGACCATCAGGCCGCCTCCGGACTCCACTGCACAGCCTTGATGTGCAGGCTGCCGCGCCAGGTGCGTCCGATCTCATCGAAGGCCTGGCTGATCGAGTAGTCGGTGATCGACAACTGCTGCGTCTGCTCGGTGGGCAGCACCACGGTGACCGCGCCTGGGTTGTCGACGGCCTGCTCGACCAGGTGCTGGATCTCGTTGCGGCCGATGCGCAGTGGCACCCCGTCGCGGCGCACCAGCCCATCGGCGCACAGGATGTCGCACTCGAACGACATGTAGCGGTTGGGACGTAGGGCGTGGCCCACCGCAAACGCGCTCACCAGCGGGCTGGCGGTGGCCGCCACGTTCTGCAGGTGCACGCGGAACTGGCCCAGCACCGCCGTGGCGTCGGTGGGCAGCTGCGCCTCCTCGTAGATCTGCGAGTCGAACTGATTCGGCAGCGTGGTCCAGGCCAGCAGCGTCGGGTCGAGCTTGTAGTCGATGGTCACGAAGTTATTCGCGTCCAGCTTCGGGCCGGTGATGGCGAAGTGGCGCAGGCTCTTGCGGCTGGCGTGGTAGGTGCCGTGCCAGATCGGCAGCTCAACCCAGCCGTCGCCCACATCGAACAGATACGCCGAGCACGTCGGCGGGTTGGCGCTGCACGGGTTGATCATGTAGCCGATCGAGCCATCCGAAAAGCCCGACCAGGTGCGCGTGTGGCCCGCGGGCGCGTCGATGCTGCTTTCAAACAGCGCCTGGCCGACGACGCCCTGCACGCCGTGGATCAGCGAGCCGTGCCACACGTCCACGCGGACGATGCCCGAGGCCTGCGACGACAGCGCCGAGGCCTGCGAGCCGGGCACGAAGCCGCCGAACTTCATCAGGTGACTCTGAAAGGTGTCCGGGTTGTACAGCCAGCCGTAGGCAAACACGTCGCCCACGCCACAGAAGGCGGTCATCTGCCCGCGCACCGGGCCCGAGTTGTCGATCATCCGCTCGGGCCCGATCTCCTCGAGCGACAGGTCATTGTTCAAGCGCAGGAACGAGCGACCGTAGCTGATGTACAGGCTGTTTTCGAACTGGCCGGCGTACTTGCCCCCGTCCAGGCTCCTGGCCATCTTCAGAAATGGAAACAGCGGGTGATCGTCGCCGGTGGCATCCAGCGTGTACAGCCCATCGGTCTTGGCGACCACCATCGTGCCGGCGGCGGTCGCCAGCAGGTTGGTGATGGGCGAACCCTTGTCGCCGGCACGGAAAATCAGGTTGGTGTAGTTGTCCTCGTTGGTCGGGTCGGCGTTGGTGTCGCACTTTCTCAAGCGGTTGACGTCGTCCGCCCACCAGAACTCCCGTCCCAGCGGCAAGAAGGCCAGCGAACTGAACGTGGCCATCGGCGTGTAGGTCGCCCCGTCGACGGTGTATTGCGCCGGGCCCGCGCTCAGCGCGAACCAGGCACGCTGCAGCCCGTCGAAGTTGCTGGTGAACACCGCGGTGTTGAGGATGGCGATGCCGCCGCCGAAGTCTTTGACCACCGCCCAGGTGTTGACGCCGTCGGCCTTTTTGAGCACGTAACGGCCCTGGGCGCAGTACAGCTTGCCGCCGAGCTCGAAGAAGCTCCGCACGCCGGCCACGCTGTCGCGCACCGGCGGGACGTAGGTGCTCAGCTGCGGACCTTTGCACCACGGCCACACCGACAGGTCGACGCCCATCGCCTGGGCGTAGCGGAAGTCCTGCCATTTGTCCTGGATGCGCATGCCGAAGCCCAGCGCCAGGCTCTCGTACGGCTCCTGGCGATCGCTGGTCGGGCTGGTGCCGCCGTAGCTGTAGTCGGGCGGCACCACCGCGCTCAGGTCCTGTGTCTTCGAGCTCACGAGCTGCACGTTGGGCTTCTTGGGGTCGGTGGTGCCCAGCAGCAGGCCGGTGCCATCCAGCATGAGGTGGTACGGCCAGGGGTTGCGTCTGGAGTAGTACGCCATCAGTAGGTCATCGCCACCGGGCCGAACTGGCGCTTGCGGTGCAGCGTGCGGGCCGGCAGCGGGGCCGAAAAGTGCTTGCGCGTCTCGTCGGAAAACCACGCGGCGGCGGTCTGCTGGTCGCGGATGAGCCGCTGGTTGGCCAGTGGCTCGAGCATATGCCCGAAGCGGCGCCAGGCGATCGTCAGGGCGCTGGCACACAGCCACTCGCGCTCGACCGGCGCCTCGTCGGTCTCCAGCAACAGCCCCGACTGCTGGCCATAGAAGCCATCCACCGGGCGGCAGTGGTCATACGCGCGCTTGAGGCAGCGCAGGTACAGCGTCTCGGTGCTCTTGAAGGTACGCATGCCGGTGTTCAGGTAGAAGTCGCCGCCGTCACGCTCGACCTGGCCCTGCACGATGCGTTCGAAGGGGTCGAACGCGTTGCGGTCCTCCCCCTCGGCCAGGTAGCCGACCTGCAGCACGTCGAGCGTGTCCTGCAGCCAGTTCGCGACGACACCCAGGTTGTGGCGCGCGGAGTCGTCGGCCGGCTGGCACGCCACCTCGACGATCAGCCAGCACTGCTTGAGGCCGTCATTCAGCAGGCGATGCGTCGTCGGCGCATCGAACGGGCCCAGGATTTCAAAGCGCTCCCCGATGCCGGCCTCACCCACGCCCTCCAGGTCCTCGTACAGGTTCTCGACCGGGAAGCCCTCCAGGTCGGCGTAGGTGTAGTTCTCCAGGTCGGCGTACGTGTTGCCCTCGTCTGAGAAGAACATGGCGGTGGCCCAGGGCAGGTCCGGCGTGATGGTGCCGCTCGGCGGGTCGTAGGTCATCACGTAGCGGTTGCGATCGAGCTCGAGCGCCGCGGTGGGGCGGTAGATCGGCCGATCCAGCAGCGAGCTGGAGATGGCCATGCCGCTGCGGATGGGGTACGCGCTCGAGACCAGCTGCGTCTCGGTCGAGCCGCTGGTGGCGCGCACGACGTACGTCTCGGGCCCGATATACGGGCCGGCCTCGGTGGAAAACGTCGAGCGGAACTCGGCCAGGTTGGGCATCAGTGCCCCCGCAACACGCGCCCCGGTGGCACGGGTCCAGGATCGGGCGGCAGCACGTAGTAGGGCAGCAGCGGCGGCGCCGCCAGATCTGGCAGGGGTAGCAGGTCGGGTGCCCCCGGCGCGGATGGCTGGGGCGGCAGCGGCTCGGGATCAACCACCATACGTCAGGTCCTCGATCGAATTGGGCACAGCGTGCGCGGCGGCTTCCAGCGCCGCCACGCGGTTGAGGAGCGCCTGCCAGTCGTCGGGCAGCAGCAGCGTGACGCGCACGCCGTTGTCGAGCACACAGCTGACGCGGAGTTGTCCAATGTGATTGGACAGCCCTTCGCTGCGCACGTCGCCCGGCGCCTGGCTGGTCATCATGAGGCGTCGTCCAGCGTGACGGTGGTGAGCGGCCGCCCGCGCTTTTTGATGACGATCGGCACGTGCGGGCCGCCCTGGCTCTCGCGGTTGTCGCGCGTGTAGACGGCGTCCTGGACCTGCTTGTACACGCGCGAATACTCCGCTTCGTTGTCGAGGCCCACCAGGCTCATCGCCTCGGGCCGCGGCATGCCCAGCCACGTCTCGGCGTCGACTACGTCCGGCGTGTTGGCGTCGCCCACGCGCAGGCCGTCCAGGCAGTAGCCGTCACGATCGACGCGCTCGACGCGCTCGGGCGGCACGAGGGCCAGCGTGTGCTCGACGGCTTCCTGGTTGTGTCGCCAGAGGCGCGTGCCGTCCTGGAACACGATGCGAAAGAACTCGGTGGGCAGGCCGCCGAAGGTGCAGTCGGCGCGGTGGACCGTCGCGACCAGCAGCTGCGGCTCAGACACCAACGGCAGCCTCTACCGCGCGCGCGGCCGCGATCCAGGCGGTTTTGATCGCGTCGCCCAGGCCCTCCCAGGGCGGCAAGTCGTCGCCGGTGACCAGGCTCTTGCCGCCGGTCTGCATGCGGTAGGCCTCGTACGCCTCCTCAGCCAGGTGCAGGTCGCGCTGCTCGCTCGGCCCGCCCATCAGAACGTCGTGACCGTGAGCGTGTTCGACACGGCCGTGCCCTGGGCGTTGGTGCCCTGCACGTTGACGTAGTACGTCGTCTTGGTGGTCAGGCCAGTGGCGCTGATCGTCTGCGCTGCCGCCACGGTGCCGGCCGCGTTACTGGCCACCGCCGGGGTCAGGCCGTAGTTGATGCGCGAGCTGGTGACCGCCGCGTCGAAGACGACCGCCACCCCGAAGCCGGTGCTGGTCACGTTGGTGATCTGCATGCTCAGGATCTGCGGCGCACCGGCGGGCCCGGTCTGCGTCGAGGCGCCACCCGGCCGTGTGCCGCCGCCGGTGCTCAGGTAGCCCTGGCTGGCATTGTTGGGCCAGGTGCCGGCTTTCGCCTTGCCCTCGTTGCCAGCCCAGTCCACGGGGCTGTGCGTCCACAGCCCCTGCGCCGCGCCGACCTGGCTCTCGATGTCCGTCGCGTTCACGGCGTGCTCGCCGGCGCCTGTTTGGCACGATTCGCCTGGTAGACCACCAGGTCGGGGATCTCCTCCTCGGCGCCGCGCGTGAAGCCCTTGCGCTCGTAGTAGTCGGCGTTCGACAGCGGAGCGAGGAACTCGCTGCCGTCGGGCTTGGTCATGTGCACGTACACGTTCGGGTCGATCTGGGCGTCCGGCCCGATGACCGCCCCCTCGCGCCCCAGGCTGTTGGGTTCGAGGCCCAGCACCCACTGCGGCGAGGCCGGCGCGGGATAGCGCGCCAGCTCGTCAGCCAGCGTTGCTGGGTTCAGTTGGATCGGGGCCTGGGTCGGGCTCGGGTCCACGATCGGCGGATTCAACAGGTTCTCGGTCTGCGTCGGGGTGGTCTCGGTCACGGGTGGGCTCCTGGGGCACTTTACGCACGGGGTCGGGGTACGGCCCCTTCGGCGGATCAGGGTATGGGCCAAGCGGAGGGTCGACCTGCTCGGGTGTCTGGATCTGCAGGTGTGCCTGCGGGTCGCCAGGATCACCACCCGGTGACTCGCCCAGCGAGCCGTGTACCGGCGCCGGCGGCGCACCCGTGTCGTCGATGACCTCGGTCTGCTCGGTGTGTGGCTGTTCCGGGCTGTGAAACTCGGTCTGTTGCTGCTCCTGCAGCTGGGCGCGGCGCTCGTTGACCGCGCTGAGCACCGTCGTGCGGCCGTTGGCCTGTGCCTCGATCTCGTCGAGCTCCTGGTCGCTTTCCGCGATCTTGGCCTGTTCGATCAGGTCCGCGGCACTCGCCTGCTCGCTCATGTGGAACTCCCTCCCCTCTGGCGCTGGCGTCGCGCCTGGTCGATCGGGTCGTAGCCCTGGCCCTGGATCGGGACGCCCGCCTGGCGCGTCAGCACGCTCTGGATTTCCTCGAGGCTGCGCGTCTCGGCGGTCTCGACGCCAGCCATCAGCCGCGCGTCGGCGAGCTCTTCGCGCTGCTGGGCGCGCCGCGGCTGGATGACGCGGATGTCCTTGCCGGTTTCCTCTTTGATCTCCCTGAGATAGTCGCGGATCTCGTCGACGGTGTAGTCGTCGAATGTGTCCTCGAGCGACAGGTCCTTGTAGCGCTCGCCGGCGCGGCGGATAGCGTTGATCAGCGCCGCCTTCGTGCGCTGCTCCTCGAGCAGTCGGGGCCGCTCGACGCTCAGGTACTGCTGCTCCTCGCTGAGGCCGCCGACGCGGCCGGGCGTCTGGCCCAGCAGGCGGTAGCCCTTGTCCTGGTAATACGCGCGGTTCTGCGGGTCGCCCTGGAGTTGCACCACCGAGCCGTCCGGCTTCAGGAACCAGCGCAGCGGGTAGTTGTAGTTCTGCCCGCGGCGAGGCTGGCTGGCGACGGCCGGCGTGGCCTGCAGCAGACTGTCCAGGAACGCGCTGCCGCTCAGCGGCGCGGTGGTCTCGGTCATGACGGCTACGACGCTCCGTTGACCAGCACGCCGAAGTTGTCGCGCATCTCCTGGTGGCCGTAGATCAGCTCGCTGGCCAGCTTCCAGGTGAAAAAGTCGATGTCGTAGAAGACGTGGGTCTTCGGCGTGCGCTGCTCGACCAGCGCGAGGGCGTCGCGGTGAAAGATGGCGTTATTGGCCTGGCCGGCGGCGGGCTTGACCAGGTTGGTGGTGACCTTGAGGGTCAGGCCGTACATCTCGCCGAGCACGCCGTTGCGCACGGGCATGTTGCCGGTGCCGATGTACAGCGCATTGCTCCACCGGTCCAGGGCGAGCTTGGCGACCTTCTCGGCAGGGGTCATGATGAAGAAGCGGTCGTCCTGCGGCACGTCCGCGTCGTCGAGCAGTTTGATCGCCGCTAGCACGTTGGCGTCCGAGGCCGCGGTGCCGAGGGTGCCCACCGACTGCGAGAAGCCCGCGAAGTCGGTCGCGAGCTTGGTGTCGACGTCGCGCGCCAGGGCGTAGCCGAGCTTGCGCTGGTACTCGTTCTGGACGTCGACCTGGCTCTGGACCTTGACGATGTCTTCGATGCCCACGGCAGCGTACGACCAGATGTTGAGCACGATGGTGGTCGCGGTTTCGGCCACGGTCTCATACGTGATGGCCGTGTTTTCGGCCTTGGCGCGGGCCGCGAGGTTGCCGATGGAGGCGACCTTGACGCTCTTGCCCACCGAGGCGTCGTCTTCGAACCCGCGGTTCACGCTATCGGCGATAACGAGGTTCGACTCGGTGGCGCGCAGCACCTGCTTCGACCAGATATCTGGCGAGAAGATGCCGTCGGCAATCGTTTTGTCGACAAACTCTGAGGCCCCAGTGGCCATGTCTTACTCCTGGCGTCTCACCCCCGTAGGGTGAGGAGATCAACGCCGGGTGACGTCGGTTGCCTGAATAAAGCGCACCTGTCGGCCCGGTTTTGGGCGTCCGTTCGCGTCGAAGTGCTCGTTGTACTCGGCAAGTGTCATTCGGCCGATCTCCGCGTCCGTGATCTCGCGGACACGTGGGGCAGGGCCGCCTTCTCGCTCGGGCATTGGCTCGCTGCCAACGGTTGCAGAGAGCTCCATTTTGTCCAGCGCCGCCTGGCGCTTTTTGATCTCGGCAGCCACCTGGCTGTCGACGGCATGCTTGACCGCGGCCGCATTCAACGCTTCGAAGTACGCGGCGAAGCTCGGGTACTGCTTGCCCGAGACCTCGGCCTGCACCTCTTGCGGCAGCGTCATCTGAAACTGGGTCACCTGCTGCATGAACGGCTCGCTGGCCTGGGCCAGCTGGGCCTGCTGCGCAAGCTGCTCCTGGGTGCTCGCCTCGAGCTCGCCCAGACGGTAATAGTCGCCCCGCCGCCAGGCGTCCTGTCGTTGCTTCTGCGCATCCTCAGCAGCTTGCCTGGCAGCCTGCTCGCGGGAGACCCGCTGGGCCATGTTGCCGATCCAGCCACTGATCTGGGGGTGCTTCTGCAGCTCTTCGAGCGGGACGTTTTTGAGAATGGCCGCGAGCGCCGCTTGCGGGTCCGTCGACTCGCGCACGGTCTGGAACCATTCCGGCAGCGAGGTGCCGTCGGGAGCCTGGGGCTCGGATCGCTCTCCGCCTTCGGCCCCTTCTGGCGAAGCTCCATCGTCCCGCGATGCCTCACCGGGAGTTGTCGGGTTGGCAGACGCTGGAGCTCCACGCGGTGCGAAGCGGCCGTTTGGCCCCCGCGCCCGCGCGTCGCGCGATGCGGCTTCTGGAGCCGGCGTCTCCGGCTCCGCCGCGCGTGAAGTTTCGACCTCTTCGAGCAGGTCCGGGTGAACCCCTCGATCGCTCATTGTCATTTCAGCGGGTGCTCTTTCGCTGGCGCTTCTGGCGCATAGCCGCGGCGACGGCCTGGCGCTGTGGGTAGCCGGCCTTGCGCATCTCGCGGATGTTGTTGCTGACCACCTTGTCGGACGTGCCCTTTTTGAGTGGGGACATTATGCAGCCCTCTTGACAGTGCCATAGGTCGCCGGCGCCTGAAAGCCTGGCAGCGTGTTTTTGATCATGTTCAGGCTGTCGCTCGGGTCCAGGCCGTACTTCTGTTGCATGCCCGTGAGCACCAGATTTTGCGTGCTCGTCGGCGCTTTGAAGAAGTTGACCGAGTCGAGCTTGGTAGGCGTTGGGATGGCGCCGAGAACGTCGTCGGTGGTGGTCTGGTTGGATGCACCACCACTCTTGATGTCGTCGAGCATCTGCTGCAGATAGCCGACGCCACCCGTGCCGGCGCCGGCCGCGGTGCCCGTGTTGGCGAAGCCGGCGACGTTCTGCCCACCCAGCAAATTTTTCAGCTGCCCGAGCGCAGCCTGCTGCTGGAACGGGTTGGCCTGCAGCCCGGCGATGAGGCTCACCAGGCCGGTGCCCTGCGCGTACTGCTGCTGGTTGCCGGCGAGCGTCTGCTGCCCGACCTGGGGTGTGTTCACCCCGGCCACGCCCTGCTGCCCCGGTGCGCCAGGTGCGTAGTACTGGCCATATTGGGTGGCCAGATCATTGGCCTGCTGGAAATACTGCTGCTGGGCCGCCATCGTCTCCTGCGGAGCAGCCGCGCCAGGTGTTGGCACCGGCAGCCCACGGTCCTGGTAGTACTTGGTGATCGCGGCGTTGGAGTCGGTGACCCACTTGTTCATGGCCGCGCCCCAGTCGCCGCCATTCGAGTAGTAGTAAGCCATCTGGTCGGCCTGGGGCAGCTGGTAGAACGTGCTGCCGTTCAGGTCGGTGCCCGGCGCTTGGACCGTCGCCGGCGCCTGGTACATGCCCGTTACGCCCGACTGCGCGATGGCCTGGTTCTGCGCCGACGTATTCAGGTTCGCGTAATTGGTTTTCGACGCCTCGGTCTGCTGCGGCAGGTTCGTCGGCGGCGCGCTCTCCAGCGTGGCAGCCGTAGAGAACGGGATGGTGTTCATCGCACCCAGGTTCCCGTTCCAGCCCATCTGCTGGGCCTGCTGGGTGCTCACCCGCTGCAGCTGGCCACTCGGCAGCACGTAGTCGAGCTGGTCCTTGTAGGTGTTGTAGTCGTACGTGCTCGGGTCGATGCGCAGGAACGTGCCCGGCGTGTACGCGGACTGCTTGGGGTTGGCGTAGACGCCCGTCAGCCCGGCCGCGTTGCTGGCAGAGCTCTGCAGGCCCGAGAGCTCCGCGCTGGTCTGTCCAGCCGTCAGGCCGCTCGCGCCAGGGATGTACCCGACGCTGCCAACTGCCTGACCCGCTGCCAGCGTGCTCGCGTTCTGCGGCGCCGGGTTGCCGGGCCCGTAGTTGTTGCCGTACAGCTGCGCCACGCTGTTGGCGTAGGTCAGGTTGTACTCGCGGATGGCCTCCTGGAACTGGGCCAGGTTGCCTGAGGCCATGGCCTGATTGGCCGAATTGATCGCTGCGGAAAGCTGCGCGTTGTCGGGCATCAGGCTGCCACCGTCTGGGGGGCCATGAACGGCTGAATGGGACGAACGGCCGACACGGGGATACTGGGAATTGGCTGCACACCCGGCACGCCCCAGGGTGCGCCGGTGTTGCCGCCCACCACCAGCGCAGGGTTGGCCGGCTGCCCGACGGCTGGCTGCGCCTGAGCCTGCCAGCCCGCCCAGGTGTTGGGTGGCACAGCAGTGGCTGGTGCAGTGACCGCCTGAGTGGGCGCCGGCGCGGACGGTGGGGTAACGACACCGCCCGCACCTGCCCCAGCTGTCACAGGAGCCGTGACAGGCAGGCCACCGGCAGCTGCGCCTGCCCTGGCCTGCTCTACCTCCAGTGGGTGGGGTTGGCCAGTCTGCGCCTTGTACAGGTCGAGCATGCCGCGTAGCGCGGTGTACGCCTGCGACGCCAGGTCCTGGTTCTGGCTAATGGCCGGGTTGGCAGCGTTGACCATGGCCGCCGCCGAGTCGTACACCGGCTGGCCGCCGCCCAGGCCAGTGATCCACTCCTGCAGCCCGTTGGTGATGTTTTCACCGAAATTCGCGGGCGCCTGCAGCATCTTGGACTGCCCGAGCGTGCCCATGATGTTGCCGAGCGCGCCGGTGGCCGCTGTGACGCGGTTCTGGAGCAGCCCGGCGCCGGTCTGGGCGTTCTGGGCCTGGTTGGTCTGGGTCGTCTTGTAGATGTCGGCAGTGGTCGTGAGCGCGTTCTGCTGCGCCTGCTGCTGGGCCGTCTGCTGCGCCTGGGCCTCGGTCGCCTGGTTGTGGCGCTGGGTCTCGATGCCTTCAGTGCCGCGCAGCGTGTTCGCCTGACGGCTGTTTTCGACCTGCTGCTGGGCCACCTCGTTGGCCTGGCGCTGCGTCAGCTGGTCGAGCGCCAGCTTGCCGTCAGCCTGGGCGTTGGTGATCTTCGCCTGCTCCTCGGTGAAGATCTGTTTGGCCTGGTCGAGGTTCAGCTGGTCCTTGCCCAGCTGCACGCGCGCGTCGTCGATGATGGCGTTGTGCTCGGCCACCTTGGCGTTGGTCGCCGCGTTCTGCGCCGCGATCTCGTTGCTGGTGGCCGAGTTCTTGGCGTTGTCACTGGCGATCTTCAGCTGCGCGTCGATCTGCGCCTGCTGCAGATTCGAGCTGCGTAGCTGCGCCTCCATGTCCGCGCGCTCTTTGTCGGTCAGGTACAGCCCGTTCTTCTGGGCGTTGGCCGCGCGCTGGGCGTTTTCGTTCTGCACCGTGGCCAGGTCAGCCGCGCTCTTGGCGGCTGCCGCGTGAGCCTGCTCGACCTGGGCCTGGCTG